TCGTTGGCGGCGCCATGCTTGGTTCTGCTTATTTGCAGTCACAAGCCGCTGGAAATGCCGCTAGTCAATATGCTAATGCCGCTAATCAAGGCATTAATTATAGCCAAGGCATTTACAACAATATTTCTAATATGGCACAACCATACTTAAATACTGGCACACAAGCTAATAATGCTATTAATTCTATGTTGCCTGGCACTTATACAGGGCCAAATGGACAAACAATGACCGGTAGCGGTTATTTGACTGCCCAGCCAACAATGAACGATTTGACTACTTTGATGCCAAATTATCAATTTGGATTAACGCAAGGCATGGGTCAATTTAATGCTGGTATTAATGCTGGCGGTGGTGCAGTAAGCGGAAATGCTATTCAAGGCGGCCAACAATTTGCCCAAGATTATGCTGGGAATCAATTACAAAACGCATTTAATAACTATCAAGCAAATCGTCAAAACGTAGCCAGCAACATATTTAATGCTAATAACGTAGGCATGAACGCCCTTGGTACTGTTTCTAATGCTGGTACTGGAACTGCTTCTAACGTTTCTAATATGCTTTCTAGCATCGGTAATGCCCAAGCTTCTGCAACTATGGGTTCTGCCAATGCTTATGCTAATGGTTTAAGCGGTATTAGCAATTACGCTATGTTGTATGGTTTAAACAAAATGAACGCGCCAACAACTCCAACGGTTGGATAGGAAACAATTATGGCTGAATTTACTGCGGATTTAAACCCAAAAAATACTAATCAAATGACCCTTGGGGACATGATGAAAGTAGGCCTTTATTCGGCCGAAACTGCTATTGCACAACGTCAAGCGCAAATGGCAGAACAAAAGACTAAAGAAATGCCAATTATTCAGCAATGGGCAAAAGACCCAGCAAATAAGCTTCCTGACGGTTCTTTTGATTTAGAGCAAGTTCCAGCATTAATTTCAGTAGCGCCAATGTCCGGTCCTGAATATGCCGACAAAATTATCAGTTTGACTAAAAATCATATTGAAACCAATAAAGCTTTAAATGAACTTTCAGAAAGCAACAGAAAGCCGTTTGCTTCTGTTTATGGTTCTTATGGACAAATGGCCGCAAATGGTCAAAAAGTTAATCCAACAGACATTATTAATTCTTTGGAAACTTTAAAACAATACTATCCACAATTAACAAAAGCGGCAGATGGTCAAATTAAAGGTTGGAAAGCTTATCCGTCAGACCATCCAGTTGACCCACAGTCCTTGTTAAAAGCACGTAATGAATCATTAACACCAACCCAGTTAATTGACCAATTTGCACCTAAAGCTGAAACCGCTACTATTGGTGGCGCACAACGTCCAGTTGTACGTACTCCATCTATGACCGGTGAACAACCTAAAATTACTCCGGTTGAATTTGGTGGCGGTCAAAATGCCGTTGGTGGTGGTGGCGCAACTGAAACACCTAAACCAAGTGCTAAAGACCGTGACCTTATTAAGTATGACCAATATCTTGATTACAAAGGCAATCCAGCCCTTGCAAACTATACAACAGAGCAAAAAGAAGCTTTGGATAATGGTAAAAACTTGCTTAAAGAAAGCAATGCACTTGCTTCTGCCGCTAAAGAACAAGAAGCCAATACACGTGGCGTTATGGAAAACATTTCTGCCGCTTCAGGAAACCGCCCAGGTCAATTGTTACGTCAAGGTGGAAAATACATTATTGGCAATGCAACACAAGAAATGTTAAATAAAAACATTGCACGTATGGCCGCGGCTTCTGAAGTTATGGGAACTGCTAAAACTGACCAATCCCGTGCAGATGCCAAAGTTATTAATGGTAGCGATGATTTAACCGCACAAGCATTAACTGACATTGTTTCCCGTGCAGATGCTACTGTTAAGGCCGCTACTATGTTTAATAGCGCCTACAACAAGCTTATTGAAAAACGTGGTGTCAATGGTTACATTCAAGCAGAAAAACTTAAATCTGCTTGGGTTGATAACTATGATGTTCGTATGGCCCAAATTGATGCTTTGGCCGCTTCTAATTCACCTGAAGCAAAAGCCAAAGCAAACGAAATTTACGCTAGTATTCCTAAAGACCAACGTGAAGATTTCAACCGTAAATGGTCAAATCTTCATGCTTTAGAGCAAGGAAAGTTTAGATAATGGCTGATGATATTGAAGTCCCTGGACTAAAATTCTTAGGCGCTGATGCCGCACCTTCCGTTACTGTTAGCGTAGGTGCGCCAAGCATTTATGACAATGCAAAACCAATATCTACTACTAAAGCGCCGGTTGATACTGCAAATCTACAACCGGATTTGCTTGACCGAGTAAATCAACTTAAAGACCTTTGGAAAAGCAATAAAGAATTAAATCCTAAAGGCGAAGATTTGCCTATTACTAGCGGTTATAGAACCCTAGAACAACAACGTGAAGAATATAAGAACCGTTTAAAAAACCCTAATTTAGTAGCTGAACCAGGTAAAAGTCGTCATGAAAAAGGCGATGCCGTGGACATTCATCCACGTGTCCCTGATTCATTGCTTGCAGAAGTTGGTTTACATCGTCCACATGGCGCTAAAGACCCAGTTCACGTACAAATTAATCCTGATTTGCCATACGAATCAAAAGTAGAACCAAATACCGGCGATGACATTGAAATTCCAGGGCTAAAATTTGTTGACCAAAATTACGAAAAACCAAAAAATTGGTTTGAAGAATTTAAAAAACCATTGCATGAAATGTCAATGGAAGATTGGAAACAAAAAAGTTTGGCCGCACCGATAATAGCTTATACCGCTGGCAGTATGCCGATAATTGGCGATGAAGCTATGAAAAAAGAAGCTGAAGCCAATCTGCTTGCAAAATACGAAGCCGCTAAACAAGGCGTTAAATCTTTTGCAGAACATCCTAGTGAATCAATTGCTAATGTTGCCAAAAATATTTATGAAAACCCTGGGCGTTTTGCTGGCGAAACGTTAAAAGGCGCAATTTATGACCCTGAATTTGCAGTCAGAACACCATTAGGTAGCATGGTTGCAAAAACTGCTGAAAAAACTGGCAATGCAATATCTAGCGTTGGTGGTGCAGTAGGCCGCAATGTAAAAGCCGGAACCATTGGAAACATTGCAACTGATGTAATGGGTATTCCTATTGATAAAAGCGGTGAAGTATTGCGTGAAGCCGCACGTTCAGGTTATGCCAATCCACGTACAGTTTCAGAACTTGCTGAAAATATGCGTGGCAATAGGTCGCCGGCTGATTTGGTTGAGCAATTCCGTTCTGCTTTAGAAAACACACGTCATGCACGTAGCGAAGCTTATAAAGAAGGTATTGCAACCACCAAAGGCAATCAAGTATTTTTGGATTTCAAACCTATTCGTGAAGAATTTAATAAGACACTTGAAACCCTTAAATCTAGGGGTGTTGGTGGCGTAGAAGCTTCTAAAGTTGGTCCTGAAACAATGTCCAAAGTTAATGAAATTAAAGGCATTTTGGATGAATGGGAAAACAAACCTGAACTTCATACTGCCGGTGGATTGGATGACCTTAAACAACGTATTGATGATGTTTATAGTCAAGGAATGACCAGTCAAGCTAAACGTGTTCTTACCAATACTCGCAATAAAGTCAAAGAAACTATTGTCAAACAAGACAAAAATTACGAAAAAACAATGGGCGAATATGAAGAAGCTTTAGCCACAGAACGTGAAATTGAAAAATCTTTAGGCCTTGGTCCAAAAGCTTCTGTTGACCTTACATTGCGCCGCCTTAAAACCATGATGGGTCCAACATCCACTATGGGTAATGAATTTAGACGTGAATTAACACGTCAATTGGCTGAATCAGGCAACCAAAACTTAATGGAAGCATTAGCTGGTCAATCATTAAAAGAATGGCACCCATCCGGTTTAGCTGGCCCAGCATTGGGAATGAACGCACTTTATACAACTGGGCGCGTTTTATCAGGCGATGTAACCCCATTATCAGGATTAGCACTTCCATTCCAAAGCCCACGTGTAATGGGCGAATTAATGTACAAGGGCGGCCAAGTTGCTAGAAAAGCAGTTGAAGCCAAACAAGCCGCTAAAACAAAATTAAGCGAAATAACTTCTAGGAAATAATTATGGCAAGCGTACTTTTATCCCCAGTTGGAAATAGCGGTATTCCATTTTTTGATAACAATGGTTTACCGTTAAATGCTGGTTTGATTTATACCTATCAAGCTGGTTCTAGCACATTGCTAACCACATATACAACGGTTAACGGTACTATTGCTAATCCAAATCCTATTGTTTTAAATGCTTCAGGACAAGTTCCTAATGAAGTATGGTTACAAACTGGATATAGCTATAAGTTTGTTATTCAAACTTCTGCCGGTGTAACCATTCAAACGTTAGACAATATCTATCCAATATTGCAAAATGCAACGGGTTCGGGCGCGACTATTCCAAGCGGATTAATTGCTATTTGGTCAGGTTCTACCGGTTCTATTCCATCCGGCTGGTTAATTTGTGATGGTACCAATGGCACACCCGATTTGCGTTCAAGCTTCATTATTGGTGCTGGTTCTACTTATTCCGTTGGTCAAACCGGCGGTTCTGCTGATGCTATTGTCGTAAGCCATACCCATACTGTTACTGACCCAGGCCATAAGCACAACATTGCTTCTACTGGTTCAGGCGCTATTGCTAACGATTCACCGTCCGGCAATACTGGCGCAAGCACTACAACAACTGATACTGCAACTACTGGCATTACATTACAAACTGCTGGTACAAGTGGAACAGGCGCTAATTTGCCACCGTACTACGCATTAGCGTTCATCATGAAAACATAATGGAAATGACTATGTTTGAAATTGACCCTGTTAAGTATGGCGTTCTATGGCAGAAAGTAGAAAGCTATGAAGCAAAATTCGATGAAATGTCCAAAAAAATAGACAAGATGGAAAGTTCCATAGAACAATTAGTTGCTATGGCCAATAAAGGCCGTGGTGGATTTTGGATGGGAATGATGTTTATTTCCGGAATAAGTTCTGTTATTGGTTTTATTGGACATTATTTAAGTAACAAATAAGGACGGTGTAAGAAAGTGAACATTTATGTCAGACCCGTTCGGAATTACAGAAGGAGTAAAAACTCTTTCCGGTAGTCTTGATGCAAGCCGGGAAGCGGCTAAAGGTTTATCTAAAAGTATTGAAAGTGTTCAGCAAGACGGTATAGACGTAGCGCAACGCAAGGCAAATGAAAGACGTAGGGCGGCACGGGAAGCAGAACATAAAAAACAAACGGCATTAATAAAAGCATTGGAAGATTGGAATAAAAAGAAGCAAATTAGCGACCAAGAAGCAAAGTTAAAAATAGACTTTGTTAAGAAGTACGGCGCTAAAGAATGGGATGCAGTATTAAGAATTAAGTTGGATATTGAAAATATGGAAAGAAAAGCAAACGAAGAATATCAACATGACCTTAAAGAAGTGCGTAGAGTTCAATTTATTTGTTTTGCAGTAGCGGCTTTAATTGCCTGGTATTTGACCTGGGGTATTAAATGAACGAAAGATGGCTATGGTTTTTTACAGCATTGTGTATTTGGCTTATTGCGGGAATTTTAATTATGGGAACTTACTAATATGTTTAGCATAAGGAAAACATCATGTCTTTAGACCCTATTTCAGCGGCATTAGACCTTGGCGGCAAACTTATTGACCATTTCTTTCCGGACCCAACCCAAGCCGCTGATGCCAAATTAAAGTTATTGGCACTTCAACAAAGTGGCGATTTGGCCACAATGACTGCACAAACAGACATTAATAAAGTAGAAGCCACAAATTCATCTTTATTCGTGTCAGGATGGCGCCCAGCAATCGGTTGGGTATGCGCCCTAGCATTGGCCTACCAATACTTATTTAGACCCCTTGCTGGCACCGTAGCGGGTGTTCTTGGCGTTACTATTCCCCCTTTGCCTGGCCTTGATGACAATTTATGGCAACTCATGATGGGTATGCTTGGTATGGGCGGTTTACGTACTTTTGAAAAGATTCAGGGAGTTGCTTCAAAATGAACAACAAGGAACATATTCTGACGATTGCCGCATGGTCATTAGTTTGTGTTGTAGTGGCTATGTTAGCTATGTTTGCTTTTGCCGTTATTGACCCAAACGTTGACGATGAAAAAGTATTTCAAATTATTGGCCCAGCATTTCAAACTATTGTTGGTGGTTTTATTGGTCTTATTACTGGCATAAAGATTGGCAATAGTGATGACGAATGACCAATTAATAGCTTTAGGTATTGAAGATAAATGGCTTGACCCATTAAATGCCACCTTTGATAAATACGAAATTAACACGCCAAAACGCCAGGCTGGGTTTATAGGCCAATGTCAGCATGAATCAGGCAACTTTAAAACCTTAGAAGAAAATTTACATTATTCTGCCGCTTCATTAATGCGTGTATGGCCATCAAGATTCCCTGACCAAGCAACGGCCGACCAATACGCCAATAACCCTGAAAAAATAGCTAATAAAGTCTATGCCGGACGTATGGGCAATACTGAAGATGGGGATGGCTGGAAATACCACGGTAGGGGCGTTATTCAGCTAACCGGTAAGGATAACTATGTATTTTGTGGACAAGCGCTTAAACTGCCTTTAATGGACAATCCTGACCTATTATTAGAGCCAATGAACGCTATGCTATCTGCTGGATGGTTTTGGAATAAACGTGGCCTAAACGCCACGGCTGATGTGTCAGGTTGGGAAGAAATTACTCGAAAAATTAACGGCGGTGTGTTGGGTTTAGACGACAGAATTGCTAAAATTACTAAAGCATTACAAATCTTGGAAGGATAAAAAATGGCTACAAATTTTGAAGTAAAAGGTAAATTAGCAAGCACACCAAAAGGTCATTATGTTGTTTTGCGTGAGCATGAAAAACATACAGAGCATGAGTTAACCAGGCTAAAAGAAAAGCTTAATAAACATATTGCTTTGCCTATGGAAAAAGCCCATAAGCCTGAAAGTAAAGGCGTTAGTCAAAAAGATGCGCCGTTACCTAATATGCGTAAATATTAACGAATACGGGCGACTTTAGCTTTACGCAATACTTGTTCGTATTGTTCTTTAGCCTGGTCGTCCAATTGCCGTAATGGTAGGTTTTGATAATATTTCCATTTATCACGGTATTCTTGAAGTTCTGACGGTGGCAACCAGCCAGCCAAACGCCATCTAATTGTTATATCCGTGCCAGCGGCCGTCCAAATATGTTCATTCATCTTGAAATCCTTTGTAATCTTCTATAAGGTATTCAGCATCTTTAATCATACGTGCTTGCATAAAAGTAATACCTGACACCATTCCAGCTTCAAAAGCTTCTCTAAACAGTTCTTTTATATCATCTTCACCGGGTTTATGGTCATAATTTGCTTCATACCACGTTTCAAACACGTTTTTAGCGGCTTTCATAAGTGATATACCCCAATCCTAAATCCATAAACAATTACTAAAAACACGGCTATTGCCGCCCCTAATAAACCGCCTAATATAAAGTCTTTCATTTGTTTTCCTTAATTGGGTGACAGGCCGAGGTCTTTTTAGTTTGAAATCCCCACGGGCCATAAAGCTGAATAGTGTCAACGGCCTGTCCTAGATTATTTGGATGTAACTTTTAAAGTGATTACGGCAGTAGTTTTGGTGTGCTTGGCAATTAATTCTGCTGGCACATTGGCTTCTGCGAATACTGCTTTATTGTCAACGGTAGCGCGTTGTGAAAGGGTAACGCAAGCTTTAAACAAATTGCCTTCAATGTGGCCTTCATTTTGTTTAAGTTCGTTTTTGATTGCATCTGCTTGTTTTTCCAAGTCAGCGATTTGGGCCAACAACATACCCAACTGGTCAATTTTGCTTAACTGAATGTCGATTGCTTTCATGATTTTTTCCTTTGTTTAATCACGGCACCGTTGCCGTATTGATAATTTACTAAAGTAAACTTCACTTGTAAAGCGATATTTTATTAGGACATACCCTTAGTTGTAAATCTGCAACAGAGTAGGGCGTGAATTTGGCAACTGATAGCTGGTGGGTCGAAACGGGGAAAAGCCCCACCTTGTTGCATCCTTCAACGCCCCGTTAACCGCCCTATTTATGGTTGTTCTTTAACTGCCAAAACTCTAACAGTTTAGTAAACATTAACCAATAGCGGTCCAAATCTTCTGCGGCATGTTCAATAACCTTAACGCCAGTAAAAACAATAGTGCCTTCAACCATTTTGTAGCCTACAAACACATTGGCGCACCTGGCGGCTGGCATATTAAAACCTTGGCGGTAAGCGGCTAATTGCATACCGTGTTCCGGATAAACGTCAATTTTAGAAATGTCCGTAGTTTCTTTGGTTTTGACGTCAATAGAAATACCAGCAAAATCATGCTTTGCTTTGGCCGTCAAATCTGATTTGCCACCAAAACCCATAGGATGTGCAAAGCTTAATTCCGGCAACCACAATTGTTCCCCAAAATGGTCTTTAATGGCCTGTTCTACCGGCCGACAGATTGGCATGGCTTCAGGTATCAAAGCACCTTCAAATAACGCCTGTATGGTCGCATGGATGGCCGTACCACGTTCCGCGGCAATACGTCCAGTTTGCTTGGAATCCATCATGACCCTTTCAAGCCATGATTCTTCCGATTCAGTCGGTTCTTTAGGTAAGGTTAGCGCAGATAATAAAACCTGATGTTGTTTCCATAAGTCCAACCCAGGTCGTGCGGCGACACCCAGGATGGTAGTGACCGATGGACACAAATTTTGACTGCGGGCGTCACGTAAGGTTGTTCCCCTGGGTTTGCCATTTTTGCCAATTGTTGTGTAGGCTGGATTGCCTTCACGGTCGTACCAATGTCCACTTTCACTTTGACGTTCCTTAATCAACATTTTTGGGTTTTCTTCCACGTTTGGGTTTGAATTCGTCAGTAGTTATATCGTATTCACGAATAAATTCAACTTCAACTTCAACTTCTTTTTGTGGAAAGATTTTTAATGAAAACTCACCACACAAATCTTCTTGTGATTTATTTTCGTTTTTTGGGTATCTTCTGCACAAACCATACCGGTCGCCCGGTTGGCCAGCAAAATGTTTACATTCAGCGCATTTCATTTAATATTTCCTTGTGTCGTTGTTTGTGGCATGGTTGACAAAGCCACATAACATTTAACGGTTCATCATAATTTTCATGATGGGCTAAACTTTTTTCAGCGTTACATCTAATACATGGCATACGAATTAAAATTCCATTTTGTATTGCACGTCTAACTGCGTTTTGACATTTAGTTCTACGTTTATCAGCTTTACGCCAAGCGTTTGAAATTTCAGAAGCAGTTTTCATACGTTCAGCATTTTTACTTCTAACCCTATCGTATTCACGAATACGGTCAATATTTTTTAAACGATGTTCTAAAACGTCTTTTTTATTACATTCTTTGCATTTGTTAACATGACCGTCAAGCATTGCTGGATGTTTATAAAAATCCGTTAATAACTTGACGTCTTGGCATTTAAAGCATTTTTTTGAATGAATCATGTTGTATATCCTTGCCTGAACATACAACCATTATAGACCCATTCTAATTAAAAGGTATATCATCAAAATTATCATCTTCAATTGTTGCACCTTGTTTAGCTGGCGCAGTATCAAAGGTGTTCCGGTATTCAGCAGATTTTTTAATTAAATCTTGCAACCCTTGTGATAACTTATCAAACTTTTCTCTATCCCACGGGTCAATAGAAAACATTAAAGTTTCATTGACACCAACGGGTTCGCCAAGCTTTTTCAATGCGGCCGGCACCTGGCTGATGCTGGCAATATTGGCATAAGTTTTATCTTGGTATTCGCTATGCGTGATAGAAACCATACAGAATTTGCCCAGCAATACTTCTAGGCTAAAACCGTCTAATTCTTCTTGTGTGAACTCTTTTCCGCGCCAAGCTTGTAAGTCCTTTAGCAATGTGGCTTTTTCGTCTAGGGATAGCGTATAACGCTTTGAAACAACCATTGGTTTGCCGTCATCCATAACTAACGGATTGCCATCGTTATCTTCCCCGTGCAACTCAAACATACACAATACTTTGCGTTGCATTTTCTTTTTACCCATCCATTCAGTTGTTTGGGTGCCAAGGTCAATAATGCGATATAGACGGGCTAGAAAGCTACCTGATGGCGGTAATTTAAAGTCGCTGGTGCCTGAATTGTTTCTTTTTGCAATTATCATTTTTTTCACTTTCCAAACATTTTTTTAGTTTCTTCATCAAATTTTTTGAAATTACTTCCAAAAACATTGGCAAAGTCATTTATCACATCACGTAACAATGGGTTAACGTGACTATTACGTGGTTTTCCACAAGCTTGACGGATGCAATCAACTTGTTCTTGGGTCAGGAATTCATTACTAAATTCCATGTCATCTAAAGCTTTTTCTAGGAATTCTTCATGTTCCAACATTAGCTGGCTTAATTCGTTTTGCATTTTTATTTCCTTATTTATCACGGCGACATTGCCGTACTGACAAATGTAAAGTAAAATTTAGTTCTTGTAAAGAAATATTTAGTAATTTTAGGAAAATAAATGACTAATGCAGAATTAATTGACTTGTTAGGAAAGCCCGCAAAGGTCGCAAAGCTATGTGGCGTAAGCGTTCAAGCGGTGTGTCAATGGCGCAACAAGGATGCTATTCCGATGGGTCCATTAACGTTAATGGCCGCAACCATTGAACGCGAAAGTCATGGATTAGTAACTAGGAAAACGTTGTTTCCTGACAACTGGTGGGTCGTGTGGCCGGAACTTAAAAATTTATGAAAGTTTTAGTAGCTTGTGAGTATTCAGGACGTGTACGTGATGCGTTCATCGGGGGGGGGCACGAAGCTATGAGTTGTGATTTATTGCCTTCTGATGCCGAAGGGCCGCATTACCAAGGCAATATTTTTGACATTATTAATGATGGCTGGGATTTGATGGTAGCCCATCCACCATGCACTTATTTGTGTAATTCAGGCGTTTCATGGCTTTATAAGCAAGAAGGCCGTTGGGACAAAATGCGTGATGGTGCTAATTTTTTTAAAAAATTGTTAGATTGCAACATTCCTAAATTTGCAATTGAAAATCCAATAATGCACAAATACGCCGTAGAAATCATTGGTAGGCGGCAAAATCAAATTATTAAACCTTGGATGTTTGGGCATGGTGAAACTAAAGCTACTTGCTTATGGTTAAAAGGTTTGCCGGAATTACAACCAACAAATATTGTTGAAGGACGTGAACAACGTTTGCATAAATTGCCGCCCAGCGCAGACCGTTGGAAATTAAGAAGCACAACTTATCAAGGAATTGCTGATGCAATGGCTGACCAATGGGGAAATATGTGATATAGTTTTAACCATTGCGACATGGAAACCGCTGAAGTTAGAACCCCTTAATGGGTAGATTGTTCTGAATTAATTAAATGCACTTGAACCATTTAATTAGTTTAGTTTCCATACAGTCTATCCACTAAGGGGTTTTTTGTTTCTTATTCGCAATCGTTCTGATTGGGGATTCACCACCACCAGCGGTCAGAATAGAAGCGTTACTGGGGGATAAGGAATGTAATAACGCAAATGCCGGTGGCGAAGTTAGTGCCGGTTTCCTGAACGACTGACGGGTTAAGTGGCTCCGAAAAGCAAAACTTATTAAGGCAACCTAGGTGGGCTAGGTTTGTCCACCAAAAAGCAACATAAATACAACAGTTATTAGATATTAGGGTATATCACTAGAAAATAATTGTTTACAAGTAAAGATTACTTTAGTAAATTATTAATACGGTGCTTTACCGTGAAAACAAAAGGAAAAAAAATGAAAGTTACAGACGTTTGGTTCATTACTAGAGAAAACGGTACTGAATATTCAAAAACAATTTTTGATAATGAATACACCGCAACATTAGAAAAAAATGCAACAAGTTTTGAATTTTTTACTCCTAATGGCCGTTGGTGCAGAAGCGATGCAATTTGCGACAAAGCAATAAAAGCCATCAATAATTATTACAATCAGGCTGAAAATGTTTGAAACCTTTTGGAAACATTACCCCAGGAAGGTAGCTAAACGTGCCGCCCTGGGGGCGTTTAACCGGCTGACAAAGGACGAACAAACCCAAGCAATAGAAGCCATTGAAGAACACGTTGCGTACTGGAAATTAAAGGGTACTGAATCAGACTTTATCCCCCATGCAAGCACTTGGATTAATCAAGGCCGCTGGGAAGATGAACTGGACATGACCCCAAAAGAAGCAAAACGCCCAGCTATGCCTTGGTATAGTACCGATGAATTAACATTGGCTAAAGGCCGCGAACTGGGACTAAAAGCTTATGCCGGGGAAACAATGGGACAGTACCGACAACGAATCCAACAACATATTGGAAAGATGGCGGTATGAGTGCGAAATTAGACAATTACTTATATACCGTACCAAGTTTGGGCTTACCGGTTTTAGGAGTTATTTTGCTAATCCTAAGTTTGATAAACGCCGTGAGCAACTTGCTAAAGATATGTACGACCAATGGAAAAAAGGCAACCGTGGACAAATTGGGGATTGGCGATGAATGAACTTATTTTTATATTTTTCTTTTTTAGCGGCCTAGTGCTTTGGGTTTTTGTTTTGTTAGTAGTAGCTAAAATATGGATGGAACGATGAAAGCTGAAACCCGTGTAGTTGACCCCAATGATTGTGTAGATTATCTATACGAATTTGCCCCGGAATACGCTAAAGCAAAGGGTGAACTGGCTGAATTAGAAGCCTATAAATCCAGCCTAAAAGCCATAAAAATGAAACAATCAAGCGAACAAAGTTTGGGCGCCCAAGAACGTGAAGCTTACGCCAGCCAAGAATATCAAGACTTATGCAAAGCTATTGGCGCGGCAACGTACAAAACAGAAATGTGGAAGTACCGCCTGGAAGCGGCAAAGCTACGTTTTGAAGCGTGGCGTACCCAAGAAGCCAGTAACCGTAACCTTGAAAGACTAACAAAATGAACAATGAACCAGTAGCGTGGTATTACGAAAATAAAAATGGTGTTAGTTGGGTTAGCGGAACACGAGAGAAACATGATAAAAATTTTGTGGCAGTTGAAAAGCCAATCTACACCCATCCAGCAAAGACACTAACAGATGCTGTAGTAAACGAATTGTGGGCAGAATCACAGGAAGATGGTATTGCTATGCAACAAGGGTTTACTACACAACAACATTATTTTGCTTATCTAATACTAAGAAAGGCTAGTGAGAAATGAATTTTATAAACTGGGTATTTGACGGCAGTTTTAAATGGTGGTTACTTGGTGTGGTTATTTTTTACATCATAGCTAGATATAGTTAAGAAAGGCGGAAGAAAAATGAAAGCCACAATTCTTATTGAGGTTGATGATACTGACAAAATTACTATGACAACAGAAGGTTACGGCATTGCTTTGGAGATTGCAGACGATATGGTTGAAATGGCAATTAAAAGTGAAATGCCTAGTTTTATTGGCAAAGAAGCTACATATATAACAAATTAAGAAAGGCGGAAGAGAAATGAATGATTATTCAACACCATATTTAGCGTTATTAAAATTAATTAAAGATTTTCATAAAGCCACATTAAAAGGTCAATACGATAAAGCTTATCAAATATCGCTAGATATGACTGACGTAGCGCATGACCTAGAGTTGATTGCAAAGGATTTGGCTGAACAATGAGTCTAATGCGTAACGCTTATGCGACACATACAGATTATGTGGATTTTCAAGGATTAATTGAAGAAAACCCACATTTTGTACCAAGTAATGTAGATGGAATATGTGAACGCAATGGTTGTTTTTTAATTATGGAATGGAAACGGCCTGGTGAAAAAGTAAGCAAAGGCCAAAAGTATTTGCTTCAAGCATTAGCAAAAAAAGAAGATTTTATGGTTGTAATCATTTATGGTAATACCGATACTGAAACAATTATCAATAAATATTATTTGGTTCAACCGGATGGACAATGTATGCTTGCTGGTCAAGGGTTTAGTATGTTTAAAGACTTTTACAAGCAATGGTACGAACTAGCGAATGGCAAATGAAAAAGAACACTATGCTAAATTGGCAAGATTGGGGTGCATATTGTGCCGGCAAAATGGAATTACTGACACCGACACGCCCGTGGAAATCCATCATATACGCCGATATGGTCAGCCTAGGAAAACCGCCAACACTATACCCTTGTGTATGTGGCACCACCGTCTTGGAAATACCAGCGTTCATTCCCTTGGACACAAAGGATTCCAAAAATACTGGGGATTTAGCGAAGAAGATTTACACGAAAAAGTTGAAAAATTGCTAAATGATAATTAAATTGCCATACCCACCTAGTGTTAACACGTACTGGCGCAATTTTCGTGGCCATACAGTATTAAGCAAAGCTGGGCGCGAATTTAAAACTGCGGTGGCAGAATGTGTCGTAGCGCAAAACATACCCAAATTTGGCACCAAACGCCTTGAAGTGACATTATTTTTATATCCACGGTCAAAGGTAGTCACAGACCTAGATAATCGTTTGAAAGCCGTTTTAGACGGTTTAGAAGATGCCGGCGTTTATGACAATGACGGACAGATTGATGTACTTATGATTAATCGTGGTGAAATTCGTAAGGGTGGCGGCGTTGATGTATTGATTGAAGTCATATAAAATTAATCATGGCTGATGATTATGAACTAGGCACGGTAGGCCCAATACCAACCGTTAATCCCAACGTTGCAAAAATTGGGGAATTGCTCAATGCCGCTAAAACATATGCCAATCAATATTACGTAAAAGACCAAGTTCCATTAATTGGTGGAACCCAATTAGGCGACTTTTTATTATGCCAGGCTCCGGAAGAAGTTCAGCGATGGGGCCAAGGCGATTATCCAGTAAGAAACCCATCCGATATAGTAAAAACCGGTGGAAACCGTGCTGATATATGGAAATCAGGACGTTTTGAACCTACTTTTGATGTGGCCGCTATGGCCGCACCAGCATTAGGGAAAACCGCAGAAATAACTAAAGGTTTACCGGTTGGATTAAGTATTAAGCCAGTAACCGCCGCAGAACACGCAGTTAGCACTAGAGTTCCAACCGCCGTAAAAGCAACGGAAAATCCAATTACAGAACATTTATTTTCCAATTATGAAGCGGCTAAAAAAGAACCTGAAGCTTTTAAACACAACGTTGAATTGCTAAAAGACTATCCAAATATTGGATTAAAGTCTAAAAACGTAGATGTAAATGCAGAAAAGTTTATTAATCATGTAAAAGACAACTTGCTTTATTTACATGATGCGGTGCCGGCAGACACTAGAGAACGTAGCAAACTTTGGTATAACGGCGCCCGAAACATTGTGGACAAGTTCGGTAAAGAATATGGGGTTCCTGACCAAGCGGCTTCAGGAGTATTGGCCGTTTTATCACCACAAAAAGATTGGTTTATGAACGTATCTTTAGGTGAACGTTTAATTAGCGCCATGAAAAACCATCAAGGAACATCCTGGTCGCCTGAAATGTCTAATATTGCTAAAGAAATATGGAATAAACCGCAATATGCGCCAATGGTTAAAGCAATTGAAGGCAAAACATTGGGTGAGTTGTCAGACCCAGTAGAAAAAGCTATGTGGATTAGAACCCATGACCAGGCACATAATCCTAGAGAACATTTTATTGTTAACCCTGAAGGCGATTATTCGGGCGTTAGATTGACCGGAAAAGGTGAACCATACAAAACTGGCTGGGGTTCATTAAATGAAATTGCTAAAGGCGTAAACATTTATGAAAACCCAACTAAAGAAAACATTAGTAAAAATTTAGGCGGCCAACATAAAGTTCGTAATTTTTATATGAACATTTATGACCCTGAAAACCCACAAGGTCATACAACCATTGACACCCATGCCGTAGCCGCTGGATTGTTACGCCCATTGTCCGGCGCATCTAGGGAAGTAGCACACAATTTTGGTAGCAATGTATTGGGTGAAGTTGGCCCTAAAAATAGCGCATTTACTGGTTCGCAAGGCACTTACCCGTTGTATCACGAAGCTTATCAACGTGCCGCAAAAGAACGTGGCGTATTACCTAGAGAAATGCAATCTATTACATGGGAAGCAGTTCGCGGTTTATTCCCTGATACATTTAAAAATGCCAAAAATGTTGAAGAAATTGATAAAATATGGTTAAACCATAAAAAAGGCAATATATCCGCTGATGAAGCTAGAAAACAAGTATTTGAAAAAGCTGGAGGAATAAATGAACCTGAATGGAAACAATGAACACGATTACGTGCTTGAATCAATGAAAAAGCACGGTATTCCAACAACGTTAGAAAATTATCTTGGATTGGCTTATCCGGAAGGATTGCCTGAAAACTTTGGTTATGAACATCACATGGGTTTGCCTGAAGAAATTCGCAAAGACATTGACAAAAATAATAATTAAAGGAAAATAAACAAACTAGGCTTTTCTAGTTCTTTTTGCAAAAAGGAAAATATTATGGGTTATGGTATGAAAGGTGAAAGCGGCGAACGCTTTCCAAAAGGTGTTAAATCAAGCGACCGTACAGGCGAAAAACGTGAACCACGTGAAACTGGCGTAAATTCTACAAAATTTATGCCTGGCGCTACTGGTGAAAAGATTCCTAAAGGCGCAACATCAAGCGATACAACTGGCGAACGTCATGCAAAATCATTTGCTGGTGGCGTAGCCCTTGGTATGGAAGATGGAATGGGCGGTCGTGAAATGCACATGGGCAAACACGATGGCCGTTTAGGTGAGTTTAATCATGGCAATACTGGTGAATCCGTATGCTATGACCATAAGCGCGCTGGCCACGACCAAGACGATATGTAATTATGGCTGGGTTTACTGCCAATCTAAATCCCTCATCTAGTAATCAAACTAGCTTGGGGGACTTATTAAAGACCAGCGCATACGTTAAAGATGCACAACGGGCAATGCAAGTCCAAAAGGCTAAAGCAACGCCGTGGAATGACAAGTCGATGCAAAGCGGCAAAGACATTTCATTTACCGCTGGTTCAGGCAGTCAAGCACCAACAGACCCAAATTATTACGCAGATTAAAGCGAAAAACCCTAGCACGTGAAGGTAAACTAGGGCCTTTCTAACCAACCAACTATTAAGGAGTTGATATGGCTGATGTAGATTTTATATTAAAACCGATGGGTGAGAAAATCGTTGTACGCCCTGATAAACGCATTTTGAGTTCTGTAATCATTGTTGAAAACAAAGAAGCAGACAATATGGGTACCGTAGTAGCCGTAGGACCTGGTAAGAAGGTCAATGGCCGCCGTGAAGCCATGCCAGTTAATGTTGGCGACCATGTTCGATTTGGAACTATGAGTAAAAACGCCCAAGATGAATATCTTAAATTTCAAGAATACTTTACTAACGATGAACGTTATCTTATTATGTCCTGGCAAGACGTATGTTTCTTAACGGAAGAAGATTATGCTGAAAAAAATACTGAACTGGTTTAAATCCGAAGCTGAAAAGTATGCGGAAGATACAAAAGTAATTGATTTTCCACTTGAAACACCTAAAAAGCGCCCACAAGTACGTAAAGCAACCACCCGAAAGGAAAAAGATATGCCATTGAAAAAAGGTACTAGCAACAAGACACGTTCAGAAAACATAGCCAAGGAAATTCGCGCCGGCAAGCCACCCAAGCAAGCTGAAGCGATTGGATATGCCGTACAACGTGAAACAGAAAAAAAGAAAGGTAAGAAAAAATGAATTTAAACGACTTAAAACTAACATTTGACCATTCAGTACAGGAAATGGAAGTAATCCTTCAGGGATTGCGTAAGCTTCCTATTGAAGTGGCCCTAGAAATCCATAACAAACTGCACCTGGGCGCGAAAGCAATGGTTGATAGCCATATTGCACAAAGCATCGAAAAAGTAGCAGATACTCCAGTAGAAGCACCAGCACAAACTACTACTGAAACACCAGTAGCAACTGACGGTAGCGCACCAGCAGAACCACCACAAGCATAACTAAAGAAGGCTTTACAATCATGGACATGGAAATCGATACGAATAATTCAAGAGGGGGTCAAATTGGCAATCAAAATGCTAAGAAGGGCAAACTCTTTTATGACCGTATTCGCATGGATTTGATTCAAGACCCAACCAAGTTAGCTAATATCGTTAAAAAGCTTATTTCACTTGCAGAATCAGGTGAAGCATGGGCAGTAAAGGAAGTAATGGACCGTGTTGATGGAAAGGCTATTGCAACGCAAGAAGTCACCGGTCCAAATGGTGCAGAACTTAAAACTGGCGTTCAGATAACTTTTGTGGACCCTGATGGAACCGTCACAACAGATTAAAGATGCCATTGCCAGGGAACGGTTTCCGGCCAAACTAAAGTGTTTATTTGAACCCAAGCAAATTCGATACAGAATTTTGTATGGTGGACGCGGCGGCTCAAAATCTTGGGGAATTTCTCGCGCCCTGTTAATCAAGGGTATTAAAGCGCCTATTCGTGTGCTATGCGCCCGTGAGTTCCAAACCAGTATTAAGGATTCGGTACATAAGCTATTAAGCGACCAAATCTACGCTATGGGATTAGAAGCCCATTATGAAATCACCCAAAATACTATTCGTGGTATCAATGGTTCAGAATTTATCTTTGCTGGCATTAAAAACAACATTAACGGCCTAAAATCTATCGAAGGAATAGACATTTGCTGGGTAGAGGAAGCAAATAACGTTACTTCCCATTCCTGGGAAATTTTGGCCCCAACGATAAGAAAAGAAGGTAGTGAAATATGGGTAAGCTTTAACCCTGAACTGCCAACAGATGAAACTTATAAGCGATTTGTATTAAATCCACCGGAAAATGCCGTAGTCACCAAACTTAATTGGAGTGATAACCCTTATTTTCCTGAAGTATTGGACATAGAACGCAGACAACTGCAAGCACGTGATATAGAAGCGTATAACAACGTTTGGGAAGGAATTCCACGTCAGACGATTAATGGTGCCATCTTTGCTAAAGAAGTCACTATGGCTGAATTACAAGGACGTATATGCAATGTTCCATACGATGCAATGAAGGGCGTTCACATTGTGTTCGATTTGGGGTTCAACGACCATACGGCAATTTGGTATGTCCAGCTATTCCCAACTGAAACCAGGTTGATACGTTACGAAGAAGATAACCAGCAGACCATAAGCTATTGGCTGGCCAAGATTCAATCCTATGGATACATGATTGATACGATTTGGTTGCCACATGATGCCAAAGCCCATTCTTATCAAACTGGAATGACGATTGAACAAATTGTCCGGCAAACAGGGCATAGAACTAAAGTGTTAGATAGAGTGCCTGTTGTAGATTCTATTAACGCGGCAAGAACAATATTCCCTAAATGCTATTTTGATAGGCAAAATACGGAAGAAGGCTTACAATGTTTACGTCACTACCGGTACGAAGTTGACCCCGAAACAAAGCAATTTAGCCAAAAGCCATTGCACGACCATTACTCGAACGGGGCCGATGCCTTTCGGTACATAGGACTTATGATTAACGAACCAAGGAAAGTGGTCAAAAAGACCGTTCCACACGTTCAATCCAGTTGGATGGGCTAGATATGACTGAATCGCAATACGATGATTATGACCCTAGAATTGATGATGCAAAGCAATTCCTACGTTTTGCGGCAGATGCCGATACTAATAACCGTTCAGAAGCATTAGATGACCTAAAGTTCGCCGGTGGCGACCAATGGCCAGTAGAAATTCAAAATAGCCGTAGCGTGGAATCGCGCCCATGCTTAACAATTAATAAAGTTGATGCGTATATCCGTCAACTATGCAATCAGCAACGCCAGCAACGCCCAAGGATGAAAGCCCACGGGATGAACAATGAAACTGACGAACAGTTAGCCGATATTGTTACTGGTATGTGCCGTCACATTGAAAATCAATCCAATGCTGACCATGCTTATGACACCGCTTATGAATCAGCAGTTCGTATGGGATGGGGTTTTTGGCGTGTAAATACACGTTATGTGAATGAAAAGTCGTTTGACCAAGAAATCTGTATTGATACGATTGATAACCCATTTACAGTCTATTTTGACCCTAATTCCGTATTGCCGGACGGTTCAGATGCCGAAAAAGTATTAATTACAACGGTAATTCCTAAAGAAAACTTTAGAGCAATGTATCCTGGCGCTGAAGATGGAAGCGGATTTACCCAACGTGGTACTGGTGATAGCGATGTTGAATGGGTAATGAAGGAAGATATTCGCCTGGCTGAATACTTTTATACCAAGATTGTTAATGCAGACCTAATCCTATTGTCCGATGGCACCCATGTTTATGAAGATGAAATGCCAAGTGATAAGGTTTTAGAATCTGCCGGCATTTATGAAGTAAGCCGACGCAGTTCATGGCGCAAAGAAATCCATTGGTGCAAGCTAACTGGTATGCAAATCCTTGAAGAAGGCAAATGGGCTGGAAAATACATTCCAATCGTGCCTACTTATGGTCAGCAATTGGTTATTGAAGGCAAACGTAAGAAATTTGGTTTGGTTCGTATGGCCAAAGACCCACAACGTATGTACAACTTTTGGGTTACATCCATTACTGAAAGCGTTGCCCTCGCGCCCAAAGCCAAATGGATTATGGCTGAAGGTCAAGATGAAGGCCACGAAAACGAATGGGCGCAAGCTAATACCAAAGCAATGTCTTATCTGCGTTACAAGCAGACAGATACCGATGGCATACCAGCACCACCCCCAATTCGCAAAGCACCGGAGCAACCGCCAGCCGGAATTATGGCCGCGGCCGCTGGAATTAATGCTGATTTGATGGCCGTGGTAGGTATTTTTGACCCATCACAACTGCCACAAGGCCCAATATCCGGTAAAGCATTACAAGGTCAACAGATGCAAGTTGACATGACCAATTACCATTATTACGACAATTTGACCCGTTCAATTGCCCATACTGGCCGCATTATTCTTGATTTAATCCCCAAAATTTACGATAAAGAACGTGTAATGCGGATTATTGGTGATGATGGCAAGCCAAAGATTATTACGATTAACCAGCAAGGCAAAGACGAAAGCGGCATTGATAAGGTTTTGAATGACGTGACCGTTGGCGAATACGACATTGTGATGGAAACTGGCCCTGGATATAGCACTAAACGCCAGGAAGCCGTGGAATCCATGATGCAAGCCTTGACTGCTAATCCGAATCTATTTGGTCAGATTGGTGACTTGGTATTTAGAAATATGGACTTCCCAGGCGCAGAAGTTATCGCAGACCGCTTGGCTTCTATCAACCCATTGGCCAATATTGACGACCAATCCAAGATACCGCCACAAGTTCAGATGCAAATCCAGCAAATGCAACAAGCATTGCAACAAATGGGTCAACAGAACCAGCAATTGCAGATGTACATTAAGCAACGCCAAGACATTGAAGAAGTTAAACAAGGCCATGAAGATAGACGTGCCATGCTTAACGCCCAAGTCAAGGTTAATGACCAAAATACTAGGTCAGTTACTAGCCAAAACAAGATGGAAATTGATGCCCTTATGGAACTTATCTTGCATCACATGGACACCGCAAAGCTTGAAAGAGAAATTGAAGCACGGAATAAAGAACAGTATGGTTTTGCAAATCAAGCAACTGGTAGTTTGCAACCAACTAATGTTGCACAACCGCAGTAAAGTGTTGTATAGTTAAAACAACCTACCGATGGGTTCATCGGGCAAATTCTTGGAGTGAAGTCCATGTCAGAAGCAAATGTAGCAGAACGTTTGGCAACAAACGTAGTAACAAATGATAATTCAGCAGATTTTTATGCTGGGAAATTAGGTTTAGCTACCGAAGAAAGCCCAACTGCGGCTACTGTTGAGGAAACTCCAGTAGAGCCAGCGGCCGAAGTAAGTCAGAGTGAACCAGCCCCATCGGAAGAAAATGCGACCGTAACAGAGGAACCGAAATCTAACCCCAAGTTAGAAAAACGTTTTTCTGAACTGACCAAAGCACGTAAGGCGGCCGAAGAAAATGCGGCACGTGAACGCGAAGCTAGGGAAAGTTTGGAAGCACGTTTAGCGGCTTTAGAAGGGCAACAACCAGCGCCACAAACGCAAACTGCCAATACAAAGCCACAACCTGACGACTATCCGGATGCGTTTAAATACGCTGAAGCGTTAGCCGAATGGTCAGCAAATGAAGCAGTAGCAAGACGTGATAGGGAAGTAAAGCAACAACAAGAACAAGCTAAACAACAGGCAGTATTACAAACCTGGCAACAAAAGCTTGATTCAGTTAAAGTTGAATTACCCGATTACGAAGATATGGTTGCATCATCGACAGTTGCAGTAAGCAATGAAGTGCGTGATGCGATTTTGGAAAGTGATGTTGGTCCTAGGATTCTGTATGAACTTGCTTCAGACGATGAATTGGGCGCCAAGATTGCCGGACTATCTACCGCTAGTGCGTTAAAGCTGATTGGAAAGTTAGAAGCGAAGTTTGAAGCGAAAGCCGAAGAACCAGCTACAAGTAAGCCTGTTGCGGTGAAGTCAAATGCACCGAAACCGATTAATCCGATTCGTGGGACAGGCAGTCAAAGCGTATATACAGATGGCGAACAAATCGACTATCAAGCTTGGAAAGCCGGCCGCAAGACAGGAAAGATTCGTTAAGGTAAAAATTTAATTTACATTTAAGGAACTTGCATCATGGCAAATAATTTATTAACCATTAGCAAAATCACCAACGAAGCGTTGATGGTTTTGGAAAACGAACTAACATTCACTTCAGAAGTTGACCGTAACTATGACGACCAGTTCGCAGTAGTTGGCGGCAAAATTGGCGCAACCGTTAACGTAAGACGTCCTGGACGCTTCGTAGGTGCGACAGGTCCCGCCCTCTCGGTCGAGGATTTTAACGAAACTTCTGTACCAGTAACATTGACAACTCAATTCCAAGTTGCGACCCAGTTCACAACGCAAGATTTGGCATTGAGCCTGGATATGTTTTCGGACAGAGTGCTGAAACCCGCGGTAGCAACTATTGCAAATAAGATAGACCGTGATGGTCTATTGATGGCTAAAAATAATACTGCAAACATCGTTGGTACTGCTGGTACTGCTCCAACTGGTTTGATTACTTACCTGACTGCGGCCGCTTACCTTGATTCTGAAGGTGCGCCACGTGACGGTCGCCGTTCTTGCATCGTTGAGCCATTCACATCTGCAACTATTGTTGATAGCTTGAAAGGTTTGTTTGTTCCACAAGAAGCAATTGGCGAACAGTATCGTAAAGGCCTTATGGGTCGTGATTCCGGCGGTATGAATTGGAAAATGGACCAAAACGTTCAGGCACAAACATTCGGTAGTTATTCTTCTGCTACTTTGTCTTGCAACGTTACAACTGCAACTGGCTTCTTGACTTCAGGTTGGGCACAAACTTCTACCATCACTATTGGTGCTACAAGTGCGGCCGCAACATTGAACCAAGGTGATACATTCACTATCGCTGGCGTATATGCAGTTAACCCACAAAACCGTCAAGCTTACGGTTCAGGCAAACTACGTTCATTCGTTGTAACTGCTCCTGTATCTATCAGTTCAGGTGGTACTGCTTCCGTTACTGTTTCCCCAGCCGTTATTACTGCTGGTCAGTTCCAAAACGTTAGCGTAACTTCTACTGGTTCACAGACTGTTAATCCATTTAACAATACTGGTACAACTTCTTCACAAAACATCATCATGCACCGCAATGCCTTTACATTAGCAGTAGCTGACCTTGAATTGCCTGAAGGGGTCCATTTCGCGGGGCGCGCCTCTGATAAAGAAATTGGCTTGTCACTCCGTGTAGTCCGTCAATACACCATCAATAACGATAGTATTCCTACTCGTTTGGATGTTCTGTATGGCTGGGCGCCTTTGTACCCTGAACTTGCTTGCCGCGTAGCATCGTAAGCATTAAATAGCCGGGCCTAAAAACCCGGCATTTCAACCATATTTAAGGAATAAAATCATGAGCAATCCAGGACCAGCATCAACCCAAACGATTCACCCATCAAATCTAGCTTCTAACCAAGCTATTCGTTTGTTAGGTGTATTGACTGGCGTAAACGTTAACGCTACTGGCGATAACGCAATCCCTATTCAAAACACTTCTAACTTTTCTGTAAGCAACTTTATCGTTACCAATGCTTCTACTAGCTTGACAACGGCAGTTGCGGCAGTTTACCCAGCGGCTAACGCACAAGGTACTGCTATTGTTGCGGCTTCTACTGCGCTTTCAGGCAATACTGGTGCAACAGTTGTTAACCAGTTGACAGTAGCTTCTACTGCTACTCAATCAACACAAAACGTATATTTCCGTGTAACTACCGCCCAAGGCGCGGCCGCTACTTGTGACGTTTATGTTTACGGTTACGACTTTAGCAACTACAACTTAACTAACCCTATTGGGGCTTAATTAAGTAAGAAGTAAAGGAAAGGCCGCCCCCAAAAAGGGTGGCTTTTTTCTTATTTAGACTTATAATTAATTATCCTCATTTAAAGGAAAAATCATGTCATCTACTACCGTTACACGTGGAAATGCCCACGAAACTTTTTACGTAGTCCCAACTTTAGACAATACGTCTAATTCATTGGCCGCAAATACTACAACTTCCGTAACTTATAGCTTACCTGGCTTACAAACTACTGATATTGTGACTGTTATTGGTTATAACGGTTCACAAACTGCTGGTGTTGTAATCGCTGAAGCTGATTGTTTAACTGCCAACGTTCTATCAATTCAATTTGGTAACTTGACTGCTACTGCTACTTTAAAACCAGCAAGCGGCGCTTACACAATTCAAGTTGTTCGTCTTGAAGGCCCAGCACCAGCAACGGCGGTTTAATCATGGCTAATACTTCCGTTTATCGTTTTATTGGACCAACAACGGCTATTACCGTTAGTGGAACATCGTCAACGGCAGTTACCATTACCCCAAGCGGCAACTACCAAATTAACTATTGTGCGTTTCTAAATACTGCTTCTACACCGGTTGCAATTACCATTACCCCAGTTGTTCAGGGCGTTGGTTCTGCACCGGCCGCAGTATTGCCTACTGGTGGAAATAGTAGCCAATCGTTTGTATTAGGCGTATCAATGTCACAACCTACTGTTATTGCAGTTCCACAGATTTTCTCAATTACCGCAATTGGTACTTCAGGAACCCTGTATGTAATGCCAGTAGCAGACCAATCGTAAGGAAACATTATGGCAAACCCAGGCGTAGCAAATAGTTCAGTAACAAATTTACTGCCAGTACAGGCAACATTTAATACGGCTGGGGCTTGCACCGGTTTGATTGGTCCTGGCGGTGCAGTATTTTCACCACCATTAAGCGGTAATACCGAAAATCCAGCAACTTTGTCTATGGGTGGCAATTTAATTGCTACTTCAAATACATTGCCTACAATTAGTTCAGGATTTGGCACAAGCCCAACAATTACCGCCGTAAGTACTTTTGTATTTAAAATTGTTGTTGGTTCGGGCGGTGCTTCAAGCGGAACGATTACACTTCCAACCGCGCCAAATGGATGGTTAGCTTTTTCCGCTGACGTAACAAGCGGTTCTACATTATTTTTACAATTAACTGGAAGCACAACAACTTCAGTAACATTTACTAGCTTTTCAGTAACAACTGGCGCCGCGGCACCAATGTCAGCAAGTGATGTAATCCTAGTTAACTGTATTGCCTATTAAGGTTTAGTATGACTACACCATCAAATTCTGCGGTACAGAATTTACTGCCAGTTCAAGCGTATTTCAACGTTGATGGCAGTTTTAATACTTTTATTGGTCAAGGTAAGCCGTTTTATGCGACTTCAAACCCTGTTCAATCAGGATTAACCATTACCAATTCCACATTGGATTCAAGTCCAATTGGAGCAACTACACCGTCAACTGGGGCATTTACTAGCTTTAGCACAACAACCGGCACGATTTCTACACAACCAAGCGGTGCAACAGATATTGTTAACTTGTTGGCGTTGCAATCTTATGCCGCTGGCATTAGCTGGAAACAACCAGTAGCTTGTGCGACTTTGACAAACATTACATTATCGGGATTACAGACAATTGATGGTTATACAACCCTTGCTGGCGACCGTGTAATAGTTAAAAATCAATCAACTGCCGCTAATAATGGTATTTATATTGCCGCTTCAGGCGCATGGACACGTGCATCTGATGCAAATACATGGAATGAATTAATTTCAGCCATAGCATTTGTGGAATATGGAACACAAGCCGGTTCTGCATGGTTTTGTACGGCAACTTCAGGTGGAACATTAGGCGTTACCGCCGTTAACTGGTCGCAATTTACAACTTCTGCAACTTATACTGCTGGAACAGGGTTAACCCTTACTGGATTTCAATTTAGCATTACCCCAGTAGGAACTGCTGGTACTTATGGTTCTGCTTCTAGTGTTCCAGTAATTACTACAAATGCAAGCGGTCAAGTTTCAAGCGTTACAAACACTTCTATTGCTATTAACGGCAATCAAATTACTAGCGGAACAATTGGTTCTAGCTATATTACAGGCTCATATACAGGCATTACAGGCGTTGGTACGTTAACTGCTGGCACATGGAACGCTGGAACAATTGGCGTGGCTTATGGCGGTACTGGTGCTACTACATTAACTGGTTATTTAATTGGTAATGGTACTGGCGCATTTACGGCTTCTTCAACTATTCCAACTACTGCCTTAAGCGGCACGATTACTAACGCACAATTAGCTAATAGCACTATTAGCGGTGTTTCATTAGGTAGTAATTTGTTTAGTTTGACTGCTGGCTCAAACATTACGTTTAGTTCAGGAACAACATATAACGGTTCTGCCGCAATTACTATTAATGCAACGGTTCCATCACAAGTTTATCCTGGTGCTGGTATTGCTAATTCAACTGGTTCTGCATGGAGTACAAGCTATTCCACAACCGGCACAGGAACCGTAGTAGCTTTGGCCACAAGTCCAAGTTTTACAACTCCAGCGCTTGGAACACCTTCTGCCGCAGTTCTTACTAATGCTACTGGATTGCCAGTTTCTACTGGAATCAGCGGTTTAGGAACTGGTGTAGCAACTGCTTTAGCCGTAAACGTAGGTTCTGCTGGTGCTTTTGTAACCAATGGTGGTGCATTAGGTACACCATCTAGCGGCGTAGCAACTAATTTAACTGGAACTGCATCAGGTCTATCTATTGGTGGTAATGCCGCAACTGCAACATCAGCAACCAGCGCAACAACGGCTACAACTGCTACAAACGCTACAAATACTGCAATTACTGACAATACAAGTTCTAGTGCAACATGGTATCCAACTATTGTTTCAAATACATCAGGTAATTTGCCACAAACTACAAGTTCTACCAAATTAAGTTTTGTGCCTTCTACTGGGAATTTAACATCAACAGTTTTAACATCAACTAATGATGCTTCTATATCAGGTCTTACTGTTGGTAAGGGTT